TAGCGTGGACTGGAATGACGACCTCATGGAGGCATCATGAAAAGTCCAGTAGAACTCCTCTCTAGTCTCTTCCACGACGTGGAAAGACTTGAGCCTGGCGTCAAAGGCCTCAGCAGAGATCTTTTTACTGCTGAGGTACGTTTCAAACACGAAGGCTATGGTTTCTTCGCCATCGCCCTTCCTACCCTATGCGACGCCCTCGACAGAGGGTTAGCAGATGGTAAGTACACCTGCCCGACTGGGTTTCAAAAACTCAGAAGGGGAGCGATCCCGAAATTTCTCTCGGGTTTGCTCTGTGCTGTGTTTGATAGTCAAACAGGGCTGCTCTTAGACAATCCTAGTATTCACTCTATAAAGTTATATAGAGAAATTACACGGATGTTTAAGAAGCTCATTTACGATGATTCTCGTGAGGATGTTCTTCATAAGAAAGTCGTGAATGAGTTTATGGAGTGTGATGATGCCCTTCCCGATTCGATTGATTCGGTCGAGAATGATTTTTATCTCACTCCTGTTTCGTCAATGATTCTCTCTGATCTATTCAACTACGATCCGAGATTGCTCAAAGCGAAACACGGCCCTGGTAGCGTCGCGGAGTCCCATTCACCAAACCAGAAGTGGCAAGGTGTAGTATCTGACATGGTAAAATATGCCAGTTACGCTACGTCATTCGGTTTTGACACTTTCATTTTTGATAGTGTCAGTGACCAGCATCGTTGTAGTAAGATGCTAACCGAAGACGTAGATGGTCTCTATGACGCCCCTGCTGGCATTGCTAAGCTTATCAGTGTTCCCAAGAGCTCAGTTGCTCGAAGGACCATTACCATGGAACCCGTGTTGAAACAGTTTTTTCAACAAGGTTTGAATACAGTGCTGCGTGATTCTATATCACGTTGCTCTATATTACGTGGTTGCTTAGCTTTGTCCGACCAGTCACGCAATCAAATTGCGTGCTTGGAAGGATCCCGTACCGGCAAGATCGCTACGATTGACCTTTCGGCTGCTAGTGATAGATTATCTTTACAACTCGTAAAGAAGATCTTCGCTAGTAAGACCCTCTTCATTGAGGATCTCGAACGTACACGATCGAGTTATGT